CATTGGACTTGAAGATAAACCGCATTTCGCGGCGTATCTGCTTGAACATTGAGACTTGCTGGTATGGCTGGATGGTGTTTTCCTGATCCGTAAACACAAGCGGATCCGTTATTACCTCAGGCGATCTGGCATTGGCGCGGCCAGAAAGCTGAACAGTCATGTCGCCAGACTGGATGAAATCAGGCTCAATCATGGTGCAACGCAGGGATTTATTCCTTGGCTGCTGTTGATCTGCCACAAGCGTGATGTCGGCTGTCTGAAAGTAGGACGGGATAGAGTTCACCACCGAACCGTCGAGCTCATCGACACCGAACTCATGCTGCCAAAGCTTGTAGCCGCCGCTGGAGTTTTCAATCCCAGTCAGCACCGGATATTCGTAAACGGTCGCAAACTTGCCGCAAGAGCGCCCGCCATTGGGGAGCTCGGTATCATACCAAGTGTTCTCGCGGAGGTTATAGACAACCGCATGAGTGCATTCGGTGGCGCTACCACGAGGATAGCACCACCATATTTCGCCAAAACGCGGAACCTTATAGGCGAATACCTTCTGCCGTTGGGCATAGTTGAGGTTATCAAAGAACCAGTTCTGGTTAAGCTGGTTCGGAATCTCGCGGACAACGCCGTTGAACATCAGAAAGCGATCAACGCCAACCCAGTAGAAAATGCCGTCGTATTCGATGGGAGACTGCGAAGACAGGATCGACGACTGAGAGGTCAGAATGTCGAACTGAAAGACAGCGTCACCGCCAACAAACGTGCATCGAATAAGGCTATCCAGAGACCAGAACAGGCCTGCGGGAGCGTTTCCTGGGCCTGCACGAAGCGGCAAAGCGGCAACAATCTTTTGCGAGGTAATGTAGGCGTCACCGGATCCAGTGCTGGTCCAGTCGTTTGGGTTGTTCGCCACAGACCATGCCACATAGCCATTGGAACCATAGACGAATGTGTAGGGGTAAAGACCGACAACCCCGCCAGAGACCGCAGGCGCCGTATTTGCCGTCAGAAGGGCTGTATTGCTTACAATGCCCCAATAGAGGGTAGAAGTGGCATTGCTGTCGATGACGGACAGGTTTTTGCCGGGATGGGCAAGAATATAGCTTCCGGGAGTTACACCAACAGAGTCAAAAGACGTATCAAACGTCCAAAGGTGATTAGCGTTTGCAACGAAAGCAGACGGCGTCCTGTCAGTAAATGACGTTACAATGCCATCTGAATTGACAGAAATTTGCTGAATCAGGCTTTGGCTCCCAGAGGCGATATAAAGAAGCCCGTTCTGGTTGTATGTATTGAGGCCGCGCGAGATTTCAGAGAAGTTGTTATTCAGGCGCCGATAGCCCCACATTTTACGGGGGAGGCCGCGCTGGAACCGGCACCACTGGCCATCAACATAGAACCCATTCTCAAGGCGCGTACCGTCGCGCTTGATGCCGGGAAGCGATTTGATGACATATGGCGCCATTAGAACGTCCCACCATCGACAACGCCTGAAGGCGCGACACCAAGAGCAACCCATGCCGCCGCCTGGTTGGCAGCTGTGTAGATAGCATCACCAATTGAGGTGGCGCCGAGAGATACCCTTGCCGCAGAGGCGGTGGTGGCGCCTGTGCCGCCATTGGCGATGGAGATTGGCGTGGAAACAGAACTTGCAGTCTGGCCAACAACCACATTGGTGCCGTCGCAGTAAAGGATCTGCGCCGCATTCTGCGCCACCGCAATGCCTGTTCCCGCTGAGGTCTTTACAGTGAGGGTAAAGGCTCCGGTGGTGGCGTTGGTGACCCAGTACTGCTGAATTGTAGCGGGAACGATGATGTTCCTATTGCCAGTCAGCACACCCGTCAGATTGTACGAAATTCTGTTCAGTTGAGCGCCAGACAGGGTAAGGTCACCAGTTCCGGCCACGTTGATCGACGTGTAATCAAATGAACTGGTCGAGCTCCCACCGCCTGAAACCGTGTAGAAATTTGTTCCGTCGCAAATCACCATGGCCGACTGCCCAACCGTCAGGGTGAGCGTCGAAAGACCATTGATGAGCTCGGTGCTGTTTGGGTCTATGACGAGAGAACTGGACCCGCTGTTTCTGATGTAGCAGAACCAATCCGAACCCAGAGTGGCTGAAGCAGTCAGCGCCAAAGTGCCAGAAGCGCCCGTCCAATTGATTAATGAGGCTCGATCACTAGACCCCAGTGTGAAATTTGTGCTCAGCGCAGTGACGATGATGGCTTGGTTCAGGGTCGTAAAGATAGCCTTCAGACCAAAACCAGCCAGAGCGGAGGCATTGGCCTGAGTGGTGGCCGAGCCAAACTGATAGGAAACCCAAGTTCCAGCAGCTGTGGTGTTTGAAGTCATGTAGACCTGCCACAATTGCCCAACGGCAACAGTGCAAATTGTTGTGCCCGTGCTGCCAACAACGCTGAAGGTCGTGGTTCCAACATTGTTAAACAGGAAGCACTCACCTACAGAAGCCTGATTGGCGGCAGGGAGATAGACCTTTTTGCTAGATCCAGTGCTGTTCACATTCATAATGCGAGCGGCAACGTAATCGGCGAGCGTGTTCGGGGCATTCGTCTCGACCGGCCACGCCAGAACTACATCGGCTGTGGACAGATTGAAGGCCAGATAGGACACGTCTGAGGGGTAGATATTCGTTCCGCCAAAGACTTCGGTGTAGGTGGTGGTCATTTATGCCTCCGTCCGACGGGCGGAACGATCAAGGATCTTGGACAGGTCCTCACCATTAAGAGCCTGAGCGGCGCGGTCATACATCTGTTGCCAGAGGCCCAAACGCTCGTCGTTCTTCAGGAAAGGCGTAGCCTCAAGCAAGGAAGCGTAGAGAAGCACCTGAGGAGCGTATTCAGTCAGCCAGTTCGTCTGGTTTGTATCATCAAGCAGCGGCAAAATCTGATAGACCAAGACCTCAAAGGGATAGGCCGCATCAGGTGTCGGAGCAATGATCCAGTTGTTGTAGTCGTACTCGGCGTAGAACAGCGGCACATCAGTCTGGCTGCGATCAGGCCAGTAAGAGCGCACATATTCATACGAGCGGGGGAAAAGTTGGTTGTATTCGTTGTTCTGGTCACCGGTCCCAAAGTTGAAGGATACCGTCGAGCGCCACCGATCTGGCTTGGGATAAACCGCCAAGCCGGGAGACATGGTGCTGGTTATGACATTGATCAGGCCTTCGACCTTGAGCTCACGAGCAATACGACGCTCCGCAAGGTTGATCAGCCTTGGGAGTTGCTCGTAAACAATCTGGTCAGACTCAAGCGTAAAGCCGCGCTCTAGATAGCGCCTGAGGTCTTCCTGAAGGGTGGTAAATGTCGTTGTCGTTGCCATGAGGGCATCCTAACATTATTACGCCTCGTTCGCCATACTGATGGCCTTGGCCTTTACCCTGCCAACTCTGTCCGTCCAGCCCCTACCAAAAGTGCCAAAAGTTGAGAGTTTTTTGAGGAAATCCAACCGCATGTCGCAGATTGCATCGGCGGTTTCCTCGGCGTTGCAAGACTTGATCGCCTCCAGAGACTTCGGGCCAATCATGCCATCAACAGGAACACCAGCTATCTCCTGAAGGTACTGGGCGGCCTTGTGGGGGCCACTATTTACCGCCAGATCATAGGCGGCATAGTCAACGCCAGGGGGAAGCATGTCGCCCTTGATACGGTCCCAGTAGAAGGCCTTGTAGAAAGGCTTGACCATTTCAGGGGTAAGGGCGCGCATTTCAGCCTCAGTTACGTCACGGTTTAGGTAGCCCTGCCAAGCCGTGCGGGTAACGCCAAGATTTGTCATGCCGCCCGGATCTTTTGGGTTGTTTACAAAGCCACCTTCGCTCTTGATGACCATGGCAAAGCATTCATCCCAGTTCTCGTTCATATCACTTGTCCTTTGCGGTAAGAGCGTCTGTCTTGGCTTTGGAGCCAGCGGATGATCCATAATAGAAATTGACCACGCCGGTCCATGCAGTTCCAAGAGCGCCAAGCATCATCAGAAGTGCCTCGGTGCCTGTCTTTGGCATTCCGTTAAGCAGCATCCAGATTAGGATACCAAAAAAACCCAGCGTGATGACGATCGCCAGAACCTTTGGCACCCAGTCTCTTGTCGCCGCCTGCATCTGCCTGGCGCTGTCTCGATCGCCAGCGGCAATGCGCTCAAGGTCAATGTCGAGCGACTTCATCTGCACCTTAAAGTCGGCGTCAATCTTTTTGATGGCGGCAAGTTGGTCAGGCGTAGCAGACGCCATAGCCTCGGAGATCTGTTCCTCGGTGCCATTCTCATGCCCAAAGAGAGCGTTGGATAGGGTCTTTACTGCAACCCCCGCTAGAGGGCCTCCCAGCGCCGTAGCGATAGACGGGGCTAGTTGACCAAGTAGGGGGCCGAATTGTTTCAGTAAGTCCATTTTACTTCCCCTTTTCAAGCAGTGTGATGCGCTTGTCGAGCACGGCTATCATCTGGGCCGTATCAAAACGAATGGAGGCACGAGCAGCGGCGGCATCTGCAACCATGTCCATGCGGCTCTTTTCAATAGCAGACATAGACCGTTCGCGATCCAATGTCATGGCGGCCCGGGCAAGGGCGCTCTCTTTCTCCACTTTAGAAATTTGATCGCTCAAATTCTCGCGAATCTGCGCCATGTCGATGGTTGTGCCCTGCGGAGGGATGGCCTTGTTATCGGCGTTTACAACAACCGCAATCTTTGATTTCAGTTGAATGATTTCATTATTGGCACTTGAAAGAGCGTTCATCAGATAGACGACACAAGAGAACAAGATCGGCACACCAGCGAAAACGATCTTTTCGACCAACGCGCCCTTGCTGGCGCTGGCAGCCATTTCAAGGGCAAGATGCTCTTGTTTCTCTTCTGATGTCGTCATTTATCCGCCTTCCCATCCAGTTTATCGTAGATCCGCTGAAACATGTCTTCAATGTGTGACATGCGCTTGTCGAGATCGTCTTTCATCACGTAGTTTCGGGGGAGGTCCACCTCGATCTGGTGAACATCCTTTTTGAGATCCTGCACGGAATCCCAAAGCTGGCGCGCAAACCATCCACCAACGCCAATGGCGGCGCCCGCTAAGATGTTGATGAGGTTCTGCGTGTCCATCATAAACTTCTATTAAACGGATCAAATGGCTTACTAGATTCGTCTATTTCTTCTTGCGTAGCGTCTCGGACCAGCCATGTCATGCGCCATACGTCGCCATCATTGACGGGCGCACCTTCGCCATACCGCTGCGTGGACGGATCAATCTCTGGCGGATCAACCCACTCCACAACGGCGTATATGCCTTCTGGATCAAGGGCGATGTCGCCGGGGTGGCGGGGATATTCGCCGGTTGAGAGTTTTATGTAGGCGGTCATATCTGCGTCACCGATGAAGTCAGGGTGGATGTGGAGTCGGTGTATGTTGTCGTAGATGCAGTGAAAGAAGGAGTTGTAATTGTGTAAGTTGGCGTTGATCCAGTAGCGGCCCCCGCGCTATCAGTGCCTGAACTTGCTGCATATGTAACAGTAGACCCACCAACTGAATATGTTCCAGTTAAAGCACCGCTTGTTGGCAGTTTTGCAAATAAAGTATTGTATGGACTTAACCCGCCACTGTTTGATGTGCCCGTGATATAAAAATTGGTGCCAAGCACAGAAATGGATGCTGCTCCCATATTAAAATTAGCCGTGATCCGCATTGATCTTTGCCACTGAATAGACCCTGATGAATTGTATTTAAGTATCATATATTGAGCATAACCAGATGCACTTCCGCCTGTGCCAAAAACATAAACATTCGCACTACTATCAATCGCAATACCATTTGCAGAAAATGGGTTTCCAACTGATGTTGAGAACGCCCTTTGCCATTGCAAAGTTCCTGAAGAATTATAACATGCTGTAAGATTGTAGTTAGTGGCAGAACCTGAAACATAAATATTTCCACTGCTGTCAACTGCAACAGCACGAAAACTTACACTAAGGCCATAACCCGACAAATCAAGTTGTCTCTGCCATTGGAGCACCCCAGAAGAATTTAATTTGATGACACTGCCAAGGGTATAAGAACCGTTAAAAACAAACCCAACGCAATATATATTGTCACTGCTATCTATAGCTATGCCGTATGAAAAGGAGTAACCACTAGAAGCAGCGTAGTATTTTTGCCATTGCAGGGTTCCAGAAGAATTGTATTTTGCAATAAACCATGTAGGAACACCAGTATCATTATCAACATCATAGCCTGTGACATAAACATTTGAGCTGCTATCTAACGCAATGCCATAACCATTAAGTTGATTTGACCCTGATCCTCCATTATCATTAATAGCTCTTTGCCATTGCAAAGAACCAGAAGTATCGTATTTAACTGTTGCGATACCGTTATTGTTATTACCACCTGTAAAATAAATGTTTGCGCTGTTATCTAAGGCAATCGCGCTTACGCCGCCGGTGGTTAATTGTTTTTGCCACTGCAATGTTCCGTTGGTGTTATATTTAACAAGTTGAAAAACAGCAAAGGTAGTGTCGTCACTTCTTCCGCCCAAATACACATTTTCGCTGCTATCAACCGCCGTGGCAAATTGGCCGCCTGCTCGCTGGAAACCATTTGGAGCTTGAAGCAAACCCAACCAATTTCCGGTTGAGCCAATTTTTGCAAACCCAAACCCTTGAGCTGACATAGCACCCCGAGTGACGATTGTAGGCATGTCTTATCCTCAAGCAAACTTGGTCTGAGACGCAAAGATCGTGAAAGCCGCGCTTCCAGTCTTCACGATGGTGTAGGTGTAGATGTCAACGGAAGACGCATTGCCCGCTGCGGGAGCCGTGCCACCCTGCCACTTCGGAGTAACAGAAGACCCATCCACCTGAACGGCGCTGTTGTAATACGCAGTGCTACCCTGCGTGACAAGGAACGCCACCGTCAAAGACTGCCCCGTGGTCATCGCCGTGTTCAGAGACGTGCCAGACGAAGCCCTGAAGTTAACGGTCCAGTTCGCCGAGGCGTTGCTGGTGTAATAAAGAACCGACTGCGTCGTCACGTCATAGTTGATGGTGCCTGTCGCAGCCGTGGCGCTGATCGTCATCGTCTCGGCGGCATTGACCAAAACAGTCGCAAGAATTGCAGACGTGCCATTGAACGTCTGGGTGCCCGTCCATGTGTTGTTGGCAGACAGACTGACGCCAGAGGCAGGGGTAACGAACGCCAGGTTCCCGGCGCCATCCGTCTTGATGATCTGGTTCGCCGTGCCATCCGCCGTGGGATACTTCAACCCAGCCGGATTGTTCATCAGGCGAATGACGGATCCCGTCGAGCTCTTGGCGTAGAGGGCCATGTCGGTGGTGTAGTAATTGATCGCCAGTTCGCCAACGGCGAGGTTCCCAGCGATAGGCGCAGCCGCTGAAGTGGCGGTGCGGTAGAGTTGGATCGGGGTGTAACCTGTCGCAGCCATTTGGGAACCTCGATAATTATTCTGCCGCTATTTTAACAGAGTCGGTGGTTTCTGTCATGAACTCAAGGTTCTTGTGCAGACGCTCGTTTTCAGGCTCTTTCTCAATCGCAAGCTTGGCCTGATCAATAGCCTTGTCAACAAGGCCAAGATTCCATGCCGCAATTGAAGCCAGATCATGAGGCTGTGCGCCCCAAACGAGGGGGTCGCATGTGTAAACCTGCATACGGTCCTTGATCCGCAAGGCTCGCATTGAGAAGGCGAAGCACTCTTCCCAGCGCTGCTGGCGATACATGAGCATGGCTAGTTCGCACCATGGCTCACGAGTATTGGGGGCCTCGCCAGCAGCCGAGTGGAAGGCTTGCTCGGCCTCTTGGTTAAGGCCGATCTCGTTATAGCACCTGCCCATGACACGGTACGCATAACACCGTTCGTTCTGCCATGTAGCGCGGGGGAGCTTGAGGTAGTTTTTGCAAGCCACAATGGATTCTTCCCACCTGGCGTGAAAGCTGAGTTCGCGGGCGTAGTAGAAGGCATTGCGCGGGCACTGCGGGTCTTCGTTTACGGAAAGCTCCAGAAGATCCATGTATTGCCCCCGGCTCTTGGTCGGGTCAGGTTTATGGACGGCAAGGAGCATGTCGGTCTGCGCCCAGACCTCAACTGTGCGTCCGTCAGGTATAGGATATTCGTGGCAGGGATGGTGCCACATGTAGCCTTTTCTGGCATGGATCTTTTCATAATAGAAGCTGATTCCGCATCCCCAATCAAACATGTAGCGGAGTCTGGTGGTTCCTTTGATCCATACACGCTCAATCTCCTCACGCCATCCGGGCTCTAAAAGCTCGTCAAGATCAAGACTAATGC